GCCCTTCGTTATTTTTTTTACGAGGAAGCCGGAGTTGCGCCCCATATGGACAAGACTGTCGAGTATCTTTTTCCAGCTCTCGAGGCAGGTGATATTACAACAGGAACTTTTATTGCTGCAGGAACCGTAGGTGACCTGGACCAATGCGAACCCCTGAAGTACATGATCAACTATCCGGAGATCAGCAGGATCTATCCGGTTGAGACGACTCTACTCGATGACAAGAGAACGATCGGTAAATCGGGTTTGTTTATTCCCGAGCAGTGGTCCATGCCTCCATACATCGATCAGTTCGGAAACTCATTAGTTGAAGAGGCCCTTGCAGCCCTTGACACAAAGTTCGAGCAATGGAAAAAGGAGCTCTCTCCCGAAAAGTATCAGTTGAGGATCTCACAGAGACCAAGAAATATCGCCGAGGCTTTTGCATACCGGAAGATATCTCTCTTTCCACAGAACCTTGTAGCTGCACAGAAGCGTCGTATAGTGGAAAAGGAATACGCATATGATTTCATGAGCTTTAGCCGTGCCGCGGATGGAAAAGTGGAGGCCAAGGTAACAAACAAGCTTCCGATATCCGAGTTCCCGATATCCAAGAATACGGAGGACAAGAGCGGATCTGTTGTCGTATGGGAGAAACCAGATGAGAAAGCCGAATGGGGAACCTATTATGCATCGATTGACCCGGTCAGTGAGGGAAAGACAACAACATCAGAATCACTCTGTAGCATCTATGTCTACAAGAACCCGGTTGAGGTAACCCGTACAGATGGTCAGACTGTGGAAAACTTCATAGAGCGCGACAAGATAGTGGCTTCCTGGTGCGGTCGTTATGATGATATCAACAAGACCCATCAGCTTCTGGAGATGATCATTGAATGGTACAACGCCTGGACCATCATAGAGAACAACGTGTCGCTTTTCATCCAGTACATGATCGGGCGCCACAAGCAGAAATACCTAGTACCCAAAAACCAGATTCTCTTCCTGAAAGACCTGGGAGCCAACAATAATGTGTTTCAGGACTATGGCTGGAAGAATACGGGGACTCTATTCAAGAACCATCTCCTAAGCTATCTCATCGAGTTCCTCAAGGAGGAGCTGGATGTGACAACCAAGGAGGACGGTACGATCGTAAAGACGGTCTATGGAATAGAGCGCATACCAGATCCCATGGCAATGGCCGAGATGGAAGCCTATGACGGTGATATCAACGTGGATAGAATGGTCGCACTTGCGGCCCTAATATCCTTTGCAAAAGTACAGCAAGCCAATCGCGGATACCGCAAGAGGCTAGAGAACACGGACAGGAAACACTTGGAAAAGTCCGCGAATTTGTTTAAATTAACCACGAGTGCTTTCCGTCATATCGGAAAGACCTCTGGGCCTGGCAGAAGACCTCCGCGCAGTCCCTTTAAAAATATCAGATAAGCCATGAAGGTATTAAACGCAATGCAGCTTAAGGCTGGGGCCAAGTCGGAATACAACCGGATGGGAAGTATCACGCAGCCTATTCAGTTTCTTCCCCGTGATGAGAAGGATGCGGAGTGGACAGCCTGGAACATGGACTGGCTGGAGTGGAACGGTCTAAAGCAGATCCGCCGTAATGCGAGACGTCTGATGAAGAATTACAAGCTTGCAAAAGGCGTGATCGACAAGAGCGATTATATCGTGGAGGAGGACAATGAGATGCGTGATCTGGTTGAGACGCTCACCCAGGAAGATATTACAGCGCTAGAGCTGAAGTTCTATCCGATCATCCCTAATGTAGTCAACGTACTCACATCCGAATTTGCAAAGCGCAATACCAAGACTGTTTTCAGGGGAGTTGACGAGTTCTCGTATAATGAGCAGATGGAAGCCAAGCGTGCACAGGTTGAACAGGTTCTTCTCAGCCAGGCTGAGCGGAAGCTCTTTAACGCAATGCTCGAACAGGGTGCCGACATGAATGATCCACAGATCCAGCAGCAGATGCAGCAACAGATGGCTCCTGACAATCTCAAGAGCCTTCCGGAGATCGAGTCGTTTTTCAACAAGGATTACCGCAGCATGTGTGAGCAGTGGGCTACACACCAGATGAAGATAGACGAAGATCGTTTCCGCATGGATGAACTGGAAGAAAGAGGTTTCCGGGATATGCTTATCACCGATCGTGAGTTCTGGCACTTCAGAATGGGAGAGGATGACTATGAAGTCGAGCTCTGGAATCCGGTTCTTACCTTCTATCATAAATCTCCGGATGCACGATATACCTCCCAGGGAAACTGGGCTGGTCGCATTGATATGATGACCATCTCAGATGTCATCGACAAGTTTGGTTATCTCATGACCCAGCAGCAGCTCGAGTCAATTGAGGCCATCTATCCTGTAAGATCCGCGGGTTATCCACTTCAGGGTTACCAGAATGACGGTACGTTCTATGATGCTACAAAATCACACGACTGGAACGTGAATATGCCTGGTCTGGCTTACAGACAGTATACTTCCATGTGGGACAACTCAATTGCTCCCGGTGGAGATATCATCAACTGGATCATGGCTGAAGGCGAGGATTATGCACCGATGGGAACATCTTTCCTGTTACGCGTTACAACAGCCTACTGGAAGTCACAGCGTAAGGTAGGTCACCTCACGAAGATCTCTGAAAATGGCGAGACTACCGTTGACATTGTAGATGAAAGTTACATTGTCACAGACAAACCGATCTATAACAATCAGCTGATAAAGAACAAGACCAAGGATACTCTTGTATTCGGGGAGCACATCGACTGGATATGGATCAACGAGGTATGGGGTGGTATAAAAATAGGACCGAACCATCCAAGCTTCTGGGGAATGAATAATCCGGGAGGAATTAATCCGATGTATCTTGGAATCGACCGCAACACTATGGGTCCGCTGAAGTTCCAGTTCAAGGGTGACAACACAGTCTATGGCTGCAAGCTTCCTGTTGAAGGGGCTGTCTTCTCCGATCGTAATACCCGCTCTACAGCGATGGTTGATCTGATGAAACCGTTCCAGATCGGATACAACATTGTGAACAATCAGATCGCGGATATTCTCGTGGATGAGTTGGGTACAGTTATCCTGCTTGATCAGAATGCTCTTCCGCGTCACTCGATGAATGAGGACTGGGGAAAGAACAATCTTGCAAAGGCATATGTGGCGATGAAGAATTTCCAGATGTTACCGCTTGACACATCGATCACCAATACAGAGAACGCCCTTAACTTCCAGCATTTCCAGACACTGAATCTCGAGCAGACACAACGTATGCTTTCCCGGGTACAGCTTGCAAACTATTTCAAGACACAGGCCTTTGAAGTGATAGGAATCACACCCCAGAGACTGGGTCAGCAGATCGGCCAGACCGATACCGCAAAGGGTGTCGAACAGGCGCTTACAGGATCATATGCACAGACAGAAGTATATTTCATCCAGCATAGTGATTATCTGATGCCGCGTGTGCACCAGATGCGTACGGATCTTGCACAGTTCTACCAGTCACGCAAGCCATCACTCAGACTTCAGTACATGACTTCCACAGAGGAAAAGGTCAACTTCGAGATGAATGGTACGGATCTATTACTTCGTGACATCAATGTTTACACGACTACAAGAGCTAATCACCGGGCAATGCTCGAGCAGATGAAGCAGCTTGTGATCAATAATAATACTACAGGCGCATCCATCTACGATCTTGGAAATGTGATGCAGTCCGAGTCCCTGGCCGAACTTACAACGGTCCTTAAGGAAACAGAGAAGAAGACAACCAAGGCCAAACAGGATGAGATGGAACATGAGCAGCAACTCAAGCAGATGGATATCGACCAGAAGAATATGGAGAAGAAGATGCAGCTTGACCATGAATCCCTGGAGAATGAGAAGAACCGCCGCAAGGATCTTCTGGTGGCGGAGATCAAGTCTGCAGGTTATGGCGCGATGCAGGACATCAATGCCAATCAGCAGAGTGACTATATCGATGAGCTCGATCGGATCCAGTCGACCAACGAGTTTCAGCAGACAATGAGTCTTGACCAGAGCAAGGAGAACAACAAGGTTCAGAATAACTCTGACAAACAAGCTCTTGCGCGGGAGAAGATACAATCTCAGCTAGCCATGAAACAGATGGATGTCAACATTGCCAAGGAGAACAAGAACCAGTTTGATCTTAAGGCTGCTGCCAAGAAAAAAGAGCAGGCTAAGAAAAAGAAATAATATAGCCATATAATGCGCGAAATTTCATCAGCCTGCAAGATCCCGGCAAATCTTTAAAGTTTATTTGCATATTTTTGTTATATTACTATGACTGTCAGTCAATAACCAACCAACAATCCAACCCATGAGTACAGAGACAACCACCGTAGAGATCACGGATATAGACATCGACAATCTTCTCAATCCGGGAGGGGCCAGTGTATTGCTTCCCACAAACGAGAATGAGCCGCCGAAGAACAATCTTTTCAGCCGAAAGCCCGAAGATGTGAGCTTCCTCAATAAGCCATTCGAGAAGGATCCTCCGCCGGCACCTGCTGCAAAGGAAGATCTCGATGAGAATGGTAATCCCAAAAAGCCTGTTGAAGCTGCTGTGACTCCTGTGGAGCTTGACAATATTGTGAACGAGACAGTGGAGGATGAGAACAACAAGAATAACCCAGGCCGTCCGAAGGTTGATAAACAGGGTCTGATCGAGCTTGCAACCAAGCTTATCGACAAGAAGATCCTGGTGCCTTTTGATGACGACAAACCCCTTGACAAATATACGCTTACAGATTTTGAGGAACTTTTCGAGGCTAACGCGAACGAGCGCGAGCGCAAGATACGCGAAGAGGTTCCGGGAGAATTCTACCAGTCCCTTCCTCCAGAGCTTCAGTATGCTGCAAAGTATGCAGCTGACGGCGGAACGGATTTCAGGGGTCTTTTCAGAACCCTGGCCGCAGTAGAAGAGGTAAAGAACCTCAATCCTGCTGAAGCAACCGATCAGAGAAGCATCGTAAGAAGCTATCTGCAGGCAACAAACTTCGGAACACCCGATGATATCGAGGAAGAGATCAATGGATGGGATGACCGGGGAGAACTCGAGGCGAAAGCTAACAAGTTCAAGCCAAAACTGGACGCTCTCTCCGAGAGACAGGTACAGTACCAGCTCCAGCAACAGGAGCATTTGAGAAGACAGCAGACAGAGCAGGCCCAGATGTACATGGATAATGTATACAAGACACTCGAGCCGGGCACCCTCAATGATCTTCCTTTAGACAAGAAAACACAGAACCTCCTATTCGCAGGACTAGTTCAGCCAAATTACCCCTCAGTTTCCGGAAAACAGACCAACTTGCTGGGACATCTCCTTGAGAAGTACCAGTTTGTTGAGCCCAACCATGGGCTGGTTGCGGAAGCTCTTTGGCTTCTGGCTGACCCGGAAGGATACCGCGCCAAGGTCAGAACCGCTACCAAGAAGGAAGTGGTGACCGAGACAGTGCGCAAGCTCAAGTCCGAGGAGGGCAAGAGACTTCCATCCCACGTGGAGAGCGAGGATCAGAACAATAACAACGGTAAGGGCAAAGGCATTCCGCGTCCGAGCCAGAACTTCTTCAAGAGATAAACCAAATCAAACCTAATAACTAAAACCCAATCAGAATGAGCACTCCAGTTTTTAACAATGGCATGTTTCTCCGTGACACGAACTACAACGCTAGTTCCCACGTTGATTCGTACCACTTGGTGAACATGCTTAAGGATGCAGAACCAATGGACATGGGTCCGGTGGATATCTGGGCAATGACCCAGAAGGTAGAAATGCCTCTGTACCAGCTTTCATCATTTGGCGGTAAGAATATCATCATGGTGGACAACGCCCGTGGTGAGTACAAATGGCAGACACCTGTATCACAGGATCTTGCCTATATCGTTGAGGACATTGAGCCGAACAACCTTACCAAAGGTGTTGACGGAACAACGTTCAAGATCAAGATCAACAAGCGCGAGTTCGGTCATGGCGACATGATCACTTATGACAAGTACAACGGC